CTCCGACTGGCGGTCTATCGTCGCGGGTCTGCACGACCAGATGAATCATTTTATGCACCTGGCGATCGAGGTGCCGCCGGAGAGCCGTCTGGACTCGACTGGCTATGCGCGTGGCCTGCGGGATCTTCGCGCCTACATCGAGCTGGTCGAGAACCAGGACACTGGCGCCAGTCGCAATCCGAAGCCTCGGGTGAGGGAGAGCGCCAATGTCTGACGCTCCGACCGATGTTTTTATGCCTGATCAGATCCGCCGCCAGGCTGCGCGGGCTGAAGAGTTACGCAGGGAGTTGGCGGGCGAGGATCCCCCGGTAACCGAGACCACCTCCGATGCGGCTAACGCACGCAGTTCCACTACGGCAGTGGAAGAGCCGCAGCAGGCCGAGCCCCAACAGCAGGAAGCTGAGCCTCAGCCTGTACAAAACGAGCCGGACTGGCAGCAACGCTACCGCACGCTTCAGGGTAAATACGACACCGAGACCGGGCATATGCGCGGCCAGATCAGCTCGATGGAGCGGCTACTGGCGACGATGCAGACGCCGCAGGCGACGCAGCCCCCTACCCAACAGCTCCAGAACGTACCGGTACAGTTTAACGAGGCCGATGTTGAACTTTACGGCGAGGACTTGCTTGAGGCCGCGTCGCGCGCAGCCGAGGCTAAACTTGAGGCGCGCTACGGGAAAACGATTCAGAACCTTCAGCAGCACGTTCAGCAGCTCTCGGGACGCCAGGAAGAAGATCGGGTGTTCCGAGAGTTGGACAGCGACCCGGAACTAGCGGGCCGCTGGCGCAACCTTAATACCAACCCTCAGTTTATTGAGTGGTTGCAAGCAGTTGACGAGATGGCTGGGGTGTCGCGCAACACGATGCTTCAGCACGCCTACGCGAACGGCGACGCCATGCGCACGGGTAGGTTCTTTAAGAAGTACATGGCCGAGCATACCGCACCACCACCGACGGCGATGGCTCCTCAGACAGCTGCTCCCGCCCGCTTTAACAACGGCGGAAACGGGTACGCAGCGGCGGGTGGGCCTCGACTGGAGGATATGGCGGCTCCTGGCCGGGCAGCAGGCTCCGGCTCAGGGAACGGCGCTCCTCAACCGAGACTCTGGTCGAGACCTGACATCACGGCGTTCTACCGAGCCCGCACGATGGGAAAGTTTAAGGGCCGCGAGGCGGAAGCCGAGCAGCTCGAAGCTGATCTCCTGAAGGCCGGCGACGAGGGACGCCTTGTGTAACCCCTAGTCGGAGGCCGCTATGGCTATCGCACAAGGCACGCCCTATGCGGGTGTTGCCGCTTCTCCTGCCTACTCCGGTGCAGCTGCCGGTGGTGTGTTCGTACCCGAAATCTGGTCTGGTAAACTAATCGAGAAGTTCTACGCCGCTACTGTTCTCGCCGCCATCAGTAACACCGATTACGAAGGCGAGATCAAAAATATGGGCGACAAGGTCAAAATTAGGACCAAGCCCACGATCCAGATCCGTGACTATACCCTTGATCAAGTACTCACTGTGGACCGCCCTTCGGGAAGCACGGTTGAGTTGCAGATTGACTATGCCAAGTACTTTAACCTGGTGCTCGACGATATCATGGAGCGGCAGAGCGACATGAATCTGCTCTCTATGTTTGCCGACGACGCCAGCGAGCAGATGAAGATCGTCATCGACACGGCGGTCCTGGCCGGTATCCCGGCGGGGATCGACGTCAAGAACAAGGGCGCGACGGCCGGGATCAAGTCCGGGAACATCAACCTCGGCGTTACCGGCACCCCGGTCATCCCGACTGCTGCTACGGTGGTCGATATGATCATCAATATGGGGCAGTGTCTCGACGAGTTTAACATCCCGGAAACCGGGCGCTGGCTGGTCATCCCGCCGTGGTTCGGCTCGATGATCAAGAAGAGCGACCTGCGTAACGCGTCGATCTCGGGCGATGGTGTCAGCTTGGCGCGTAACGGCAGGCTTGGGATGATCGACAGGTTTACGCTCTATTCTTCGAACCTGTTGCCCAGCGTGACCGATACAACCCATACCTGCACTACCGTGCTGGGCGGGTTTAATTCGGGTCTTACGTTTGCCAGCCAGATCAGCCAGATGGAGACCCTGCGGTCTGAGAGCACCTTCGGGACGCTGCTCAGGGGTTTGCAGGTTTACGGCTATAAGGTCTTGGACGGCACGGCGCTGGTTGGTCTCTACTGTTGCCCGGTCTAAGGGTATAACTGTTATACCCCACTACGGTAGTGGAACTAGCTGCGTCAGCCGCAGCTGGGAGGGCCTATGTCGAGGACTGTAGGGGTCCTGATCGCGGAGGCGCGGCAGCTGCTCAACGACGAGATTCCGATCTCGGGGCTGCCGCGCTACGCCGACGCCGAGCTGGTGGCGGCCGTAAACGAGGGTGTGCTTCAGGTCCGTGCTAAGCGGCCTGACGCATTCCTTCGCTACGGGCTGCGGACGGCTACGCCCGTGTATTCGCTGCCTAACGACAACGGCACGATCTTTCCGTTCGAGGACCAGTTCTACTCGCCTTTGTTGTTTTACGTGGTCGGTCGATCGGAGCTTACCGAGGATACGTTCGCCGACGATGGAAGGGCAGTCACCTTGATGTCTAAGTTCGTCAGCCAATTACTTAAGGTAGCTTCGTGAGCGACCCTTGCGACACCCCGCGCGCCGGTGCTTTTTATCAAAGCGCCTACGATGTGACGCGTATATTCGACTACGTCCAGGCCGTGATGCCCGGCGTAACGACGGATATGGTCTCGCTGGTGATCTGGCAGGCCATCGAGGATTTCTACATACGGTCTACCTATAAGCGCGAGCATGTGTATTGGTGCCTTGCCTCGGGCGAGACCACTCTCGATTTCGACCCGTATAACAGCTACTGGCGGGTTTGCCGGTTCATGGGGTTCTGTGGCCTGTCCAACCCTAAGTTTATGCCGCCCGGTCGGGTGGTGGATCTGACCTGCCCGGTGCCCGACAGCGAGCGCAGGGGCGAGGCGATCCTGGCGCTGAAGCCCCACAGCTACGACACCGAGCTGCCGTACGACGTGATGACGACGTACTGGGAAGCTATCGCTTCGGGGGCGCTGTACCGGCTGTTTATGCAGCCAGGGAAGCCATACGCCGATCTCAACTCGGCGGGGATGCATGCCAAGATGAACCGTTCGGGGATCGCGTCAGCCCGCGCTGCCGCACAGGCACAGCATTTGCGCGAAGCTGCGCCTTGGTCCTTCCCATATTTTGCGACAGGGGGGAGGGCCAGTGGCAGACAAGGATTATAATTACACCGTATTCCCTTCGGACCTCAAACCCTTCGGACCGGTCGGCAAGGAAAATCTGGATATTATCCGGCTGAGTTTCGACTTCAGTTGTTATCTCGAAACTAGCGAGTTGATCCAGGCCATCGAGTTTCCGACGATTGCCGTGCTGTCGGCGAGTTCGATAGCTAATAATAACTGGCGGCAGGATTTCCCGGTTGAGTGCGAGGCTACTACGGAAGACGTCGAGGATAAGTATACTTTAACGGTAACTTCGGAATCTATTACCGGATCGGGCAAGGTCGTGCAGATCATGCTCCACGCCGGGACACCCAGGTTTAGTTATGTTCTGAGCTTTGTTGCGATTGCTTCGGCGACCAGACGCCGTAAGCAGGTTGATACGATTATTAATATCGAGGATGCGCTCAACCCGGCGATGCTCAGCCCGGGTCAGGTTGATCCTCTGGCATTGCCGCCGATCATTATCACCGATACAACTGCGCTGCCTATGGGTTATGACGGGTTGGTGATCCTGCAGAACTCGGGAAATAAATACGACATCGTCGTCACGCTGCCGCCTAACCCGGTAATCGGGCAGATGCTCGAATTTATCGACGCGTACGGTAAAGACGGTACTTACCCCGTTACGTTCCGTGGCGATGGCGACGTGCCTATCGACGGCGATGGCAGGACTATCTTTGTCAGTTCGATTAACTATGATTGTTTAAGGTGGAAATGGACCGGTGCTAATTGGCACCTGATGGCTATGCGTTTCGACTGGCTGGCATAAGGAAGAACGATGGCCGTCGTCCTTAACACTACCCTGACCCTCGATCCTAACGATCAGATTGCGCATATCTCTGACTTTACGAACTTGGTGGACAACACCGAGTACGTGATTAGCGCGATGTTTCTGCCTGCCAATACTCGGTTTATTTTTCACGGCCATTTCGACATCGCGCTGACCTACGCGCCGGTTGGCGTGCCGGCGGTTCAAACTCCAGTCGAGGCGACGATCTCGACGGTGCCGGTGCCGGCGGCTGCGACCCCGCCGGCTAGATATCCCTACGCGCTTAATGATCGTTTGCTCGCGGGCAATCTTAATCTTGCCTTTGAGATGGACCCGTCGCCGGCACCTCCGGCGGGTAATGGCGGCGGGGCGGGACAGTTTCGGTATTGGATCGACAACGTTAATAATTGGTTGCGGCAGTGCGTTGTACCGCGTGCTCAGGCGGGGGTCTATGTTGCTTCTGAGTGGCTGGACTGGGGATACTATGATCTTGCGCTGCATAAATTCTATTTTGCCGGTAATAATATTGCATTTGTACAAAAGTTAGAGGTCGTCGGACCGCTTACGGTTAACGGCAGCACGACGGTTACTGGTAATCTTAATGTTACCGGTACAATTACGGGCGGAGCGGTAAGCGGGTTACCCTACGTAAGACTGACGGGCGACACGATGTCCGGCGGGCTAACTATTAACAGTGATCTTATAGCTAATAATATTAGCGGGCGTCAAGGTGTTGCGTTTGCCGATAGGACGAACCAATCGATTAGCTGGATGTGGTACGCCCAAGATCGCATCGCGCGTTTGTACACACCTACGCGCAGTGATCCTAGTCCTATTCAGGTTTACTACGACAGCGGCAGGGTGAAGATCTGGGCTTCGACCCAGCCGCTTGAAGTGGTTGCTGATAATCTCGGGCATTGTCGCATCTTCACGACTGTGGCTAGTGTGCGTACTTGGTCGTTCGGTACCCATACCGACG